CATCATTCTTATATGCCTCTACTAATTCTTGTGCACCTTCATAACCATTATCTCCAATAGATGCTGCATAGTGAACCGTCATTCGTGGTTCTTGTTGCGAGTAGTCAAATGAACCCCATTGATAGCCATCTTCCGGTATAAATAGAGACCTAATCTTAGGACCAAGATCCTTGTTCCTGGCTGGCACTTGTTGTAAATTAGGATTACTCATAGATAGTCTACCTGATACAGTTCCTCCAAGATCGGATCTAAGTTGTTGTATCTCTCCATGAATCCTACCTTTGACTTGGTACCTTAAGATAGAAGATAAAAATGTACTATGAAATTTATTGATCTCTCTTGCACTAACAATAAGTTGTGCTATTTTGTTCTTATTATTTATCAACCAATTTTGTGTAAAGGAAGGTTCGTTTGTTTTTTCAGTTCTTGGATAGTCTAGTTTCTTTTTGTCAAAAGCTTTGGCAATCTGGCGGGGTGCCCAGATATCTATTTCTATTCCTGTTTCTTTCTTTATGGCCTGTAGTATTTCTTTTTCTTGGCTCATCATTTCTGTTTTTAATTTTTCAGCTGATTCCACTTGGACTCTCACACCTCGTTGACGCATTTTTATTAACACCGGAATTAGTTGTTGTTCCAACTCCCACACCGTTTCTAAACTCTGTGTTCTTATCTCTTGTTTAAATCTTTGCCATAACTTCAATGTAAGTTCTGCATCTTGTTCTGCATAATAACCAACATGTTCTGCAGGTAACTTCCACATCTCTGCTTTAGGATCTATACCGTGAGCTGCTGCAGCTTCTCTTAATTCTGTCTCTGCTTTTATTTCTCCAAGATACTCTACTGATAATGTATTCAATGAATAAGAAAATCTATTCTCATCTATTAGTGCTGCTGCTATCATAGTATCTATAATTGGTCCGTGAACCGTGATCCCTGATGCTTCTAACCAACCGACATCATACTGAGCATTATGAAATACTTTAGGACAAGGAAGTGCACATACATCCTTCATATATTTTTTTACTTGTTCAGGTATCATGTTACCTCCACCTAAATGACCAAAAGGAAAGTAACCCTTCCAACCATCTACTGCTACTGCAAATCCTACAATCTCTCCTTTACCTAAAGCCCAACCAGCTCCAAGCTTTTCATTAATACCATCATCCCTAGTCTCTAAGTCAATGGCTATCTCAGTTGCATCAGATAAATCTTTATACTCACTTGGTGTATTCCACATCGATTTCTTAAACGTTAATGTAAGCTGTAGTCCGTTCATTTCTTTTTATCTCCCCAAATACCCATATCTAATTTTTTTTCTTCTAAATGCTGTATCTCTAAATCACAATAATGTTTTATCTTCTCTATATCTTCAATTGTTTTACCTTTGGATAAATATCTACAAACATATTTTATTACATTTGCTTGAAATGGATTAAGGCCATTCTTTCTAATAAACGTCCATGGTTGAATTATAAATTGTTTATAGTGCTTACCACCTACTTGTTTAGCATCGGGAAAACTTTCATCGAACATATTTTTATTTGTCATTTTTCTCCTGGACATAAATTAAATAATCTGAACCTATTGGGTAGTTAAACTTATAGTCAGTTCTCAGTAGATGTAAAGTTTTTCTTGCTCTTGTTGCACCGGTATACCAGACCTTACGTTCATCACTTTTTTCTTGTTTATTCTTATTAGCATAATCAGACGGATAGTTACCTTTACTATATAAGACTACATGATTTGCTTCTCCCCCTTTAACAGAATGAATAGTATCAATTGTAATTAATGGATCTCTATCTAATTCTTTCTGTCCATAACGTCTTAACAATCTAATAAAATGTCTTACTTGTTTTGGTTTAAAATTTCTTCTTAGTATCCAATACCAAGGTTTATTTTTTTGATTATCTTCTAGTGTTAAACCACACCATTCTTTTAATGTTTGGAAATCATAATCTCTAAGGTCTGGTTCTGCTCTCCAAAATTTATCAGATCTAAATGCAGGGTCTTCTAACTCTCTTATATACTTAACCATATTACGTGCTGCTTTCTTATCTATCTTCTTATCTTTGCTAAGAGTAGTCCAAGCTTTAATAGCTTCCCATTGTTTTTGATCAAAACATTTTGTGCCTTTATTATCTTTGTAATATAAACCTGCATCTTTAGCTAACATCCTAAGTTCATTTACAGTTTCATTAATACGTCCTAAGATATACCAATCTTCTTTTAATGCCTCAAATGGTATTTCTTTAAATGATAAATAACTTTTTACAGATCCCAGAGAGTCTCCAGGTTGGTATTCTTTTTCTTCACTATCTCTTATCCCCCTTCTAATAACTTGTGAGAAACTATGAATAGCTTCTCCAAATCTTTGAGTCTTTCTTAATTTTACTTTTCGGCCTGGAAAAAACTTTGTGAAATATTTTGGATCAGCTCCATTCCATTTGTATATTGCTTGATCATCATCACCTGCTAGATATATTCTCTCTACCTTAGGTGCCATCTTATATAACACTGACCACTGTAAGGGTGTGCAATCTTGAGCTTCATCTAATATTAAAACTTTAAGAGAAGGGAAGTCTACTTCTGTTATTGCTCTTTGAATCATATCATCAAAGTCTATAAAAGATTTTTCTCCTGCATTAGCTTTATAATGTTCATAGGTGCTTATCTTTCTTTGAAAAACTGTAAGTGAATCTTTTTTATAACTCTCCATTTTGTAAGCTTCTTCTGGAGAGATTAATAAATTTCTAGACTTACTATAAACTCCTAGAGACCAATCTTTGTACATAAAATTATCATCAGCTAATCTTTTATCTGAAGACTTAATTACTTTAGTCTGTAATGCAAAATCAATTGTACAATCTTTAGGATCAAAAACATCTTCTGAAAAATATCTTCTACAATAAGTGTGTAAGGTTTTAAATCTTGAAAAATCTTCTGTACTGTAGTTTGGAAAAGACTCCATTGTTCTTTTGACAGCAGTGTTCACTGCTTTGTTAGTAAAAGATAAATAAGCTATATCACTTGGATTAATACCTTTTCTTAAATAACTTTTTAATACTCTCTCAATTAAAGTATATGTTTTACCTGTACCTGGTGGACCAAAGATCTTCACCGTCTTATGGTAAAGATCTTTTAGTATTTTAAGTTCTAAACTTTCCTGTGTGGAATGCATCATCCATTTCCGATACGGTTTTTGTTGTTTCTTTTTTCTCTGCTACTTTGTAATCAACAAACTTAGGCATCATCACTGACCATACATTTTTAACGCCCTCATGATAATCTAATCTACTACAGCTTAAAAGATTTAAGGCTTCACTAGCACTCTTAAATGTTTTGTCACTTCCTAAAAATTTTTCAAAAGTAATTTTTTTAAAATAACAAATATTAGTTTTAGAATCTAATACAACATAGTTATCCTGTAGTTTTTCAAAATCATCTTCTTCAATATGGCTCTCAAAGAATTTTTTAAGAAAGTTATATTTCTCCTCATCTAATGTATCTTTAAATTTCATCTTCTCGTTCTCTACTGCCTTCCTAACTAAAGTAGCCATAAGCATTTCAAATGGTGAAGGACCAGACTTAGGTTTAGGTAATGTCATCCAATAGATACCATACCTTAATAATTTAACCCTAAAAGATTTTTCATCTTTCATATCTTCTGGATTAATTATTATCTTCTCATCTTGAAATTTAAAAGTATATTCAATTGATTTAGTAGATCTAATAAACTCTACGTCTTCAAAGTCATCAATCATATCCGGAACTTGAGAACCAATACCAAGCTTTCTTAACTTACATAGATCCTTGTTACATAGTGGTGCAATAGCATTTGTTTTAGGAGGACACTTATAAGCATAATCTTTTTTAGATAATGATTTAGCCAGGGTCTCTACTTCCTTATGATCTAAAGGCGAAGTAAATATATCTTGGTTTCTTTTATGCAAGATATTAATTAATTCATTAGCATTTAAACTACCATCAGATTTCTTCATCTCAAGAACACCGACATTAAAAAGTAATTCGTTTCTATGATTACCTTCCCATTTTTCTGAGATCATCTTTTGAACACAAGGAGGATAATGTTTCCAATCACTCTCTGGTTCATATTCTTTAAGCTTTATATTATTTAACTGCTCTAAGCTTACAGTTTTATTAGCTATCATTTCTAAAAAATTATTTAATAGTAATGGAGTATTGTTATCGTTGTAAGCAAACTCAGTTGTTTGATCCATGTTGAAGTAGGGCATGTTCAAACATTTATTCATTGGAAATACTTCCTCAGAATAAAAGAATGTTTTATTCCATTGATTAAGAACTTTAAGAACATCTTGTATCGGGTACCAATCATTTAAAAATAAAAATAAATGTAGTCCACCAGATTTAGATCTTACTGCAATTAAAGGTAATTTGTTTTCTCTTATAATATCTACAATTTTCTTTTCAGAAAAAGTTGAATAGTTCCGAGGATCAATATCAATACATCCCCACTTACACATTTCACCATTCTCAGGTTTAATCCCGATTCGTGTTTCCCCATTTAAATGTTTCTTCCATAACTCAAGGGTAACAGGTTCGTGGATCGTGAGTACTTTAACCTGCTTCTTGCCCCGTTCATCTACTTCCCCCGTAAGAGAAGTAGTGATGAACAGTTGAGAATTACCCTCAAATATTTCTAAGAGTTTTTGCTCCATGATAATTTAAAATGGAACAGCTTCTTTACTAGCTTGGTTGTTACCTTGGGCTTGAGTCTCCGAAGAGAAATCTACTTTTCCGAAGATATCACTTGTCATAGCAGACTTATAAAAACCTTGAGTTGCCTCTAAAGTTTTTAAATGTTTATCTGGAGACATGATGTCAACAAACTCTACAACCCAACCAGACCAAGTGTAATCTCCTTTAGATTCCTTAGTCGTAGATATTTTGTAGACTTGAGAAAAGCTAGGTGGATTGTAAAACCCATTCTTACCTTTTACTCTTCTAGAACCAATCATAGAATTCCACATCTTAGATTTTTTCTTTTGTGTTGATTTCATTGTAAGCAATGCTTGTTCAACAACATTATAATTTTCATCTAAGATATAAATGAAATGGTTTCCAGTGTCTTCAACATAATTACCATTTGGCAATCTGTCTTTACCATCCATGTCTCTTTTAGTTTCACTCATGATAGCAGGATCAGTATGAATCTTTACAGGTCTTCCTGTACTTTCACCCTTATCTTTCCACTCATTGAATGTGTTTATGAATAAGCATGGTGAAGCAAAAAATCCTGTTCTGCCTTTCCATACTCTTCCAGATGTTTCACTCCAGATATCTCCAAGAGCTGCAGTCTCATCAAACCTAGGATCTCTATCATTTAGCACGGGTGAACTAGCATATAATAATTTAATTATAGGTAGTTTGGTATCTCGAGCTGTTACAAACTCGTTACCTTGTCCTGCCATACCTTCTAAATCAATAGTAGAGGGTAGGTTATCTTTTTTTGTTATTATCGCTTTTTCTTCTGTCTTTGGTTTTTCAATCATATTTATTCCTTCGTTATTATTTTAGTTTTATTTGCAATATAGACCCCAAATAAATCAGCAGGCACATCTTTACCATGATCCTGAATTTGCTCTCTAACAAATCCTCTAAGGGAACTTGGGTGTACAAATTGTTTCTGCTGTACTGGTAGACCTTTATTTTTTAACTCATCAACAATTGATTTAGCTTCATTATCTTGTTTCATGCCAAACTCCATAGTAACTTGATTTTTAATCATATCACCATGGCCATTTTCACGAAGCCAAGAAAAAGCTTCCTCACTTCTTGATTCAGGTATTCGAGCCTTATACTTAGGTTTAACTTCAACGGATGACCCGTCCTTAAGTTTCAGTAACTCTAAACCTATTTTATGCATTAAGTTTGGAATTGTTTGCTCAGAAAGAGTATCTTCAACATCACGTAACTTTTTTAGTTCTTCTTCAGTCGTTAATATTTGTTTCTGAGTTTCCAATAACTTGTTGCAATATTTGGCAATGTCTTCTGACATGCCAGTGTCTATCGATATGATAGACTCTGCTTCTAAGTCCATAAGAACCTCCTTGGTCGAATCAATATATTATTTATTTGATCTTTGCAAATAAATAATTTAAATAATTTAATAATGTATAAATATAAAACAGAACCATTTAAGCACCAAAGACATTCATTAATGGAAGGGGCTAAACCTCATAATTTTGCTTATTTTATGGAGATGGGAACAGGTAAAACAAAAGTTGCTATAGACAATGCAGCTTACTTATTTCAAGATCAAAAGATAGATTATGTTTTTGTTATTGCACCAAACTCTGTTTATCAAAATTGGAAAAAAGAAATAGATATACATTGTCCAGAGGAGACTAATATTTATATCTGGAAAGTAACTAAAGATAAGATATTTAAGATGGATGTTAAAAAACTTACATTTGTTTTAATGAATGTTGAAGCACTATCTCATGCTTCAGGTAAGAAATGGTTAGAATCTAAATTACAAAAACATGGTATGAGAAGTATGATTATATTAGATGAGAGTACTTCTATTAAAAATTTAAAAGCTTCTAGAACTAAATCAATAATTAAATTAGGACAACTTGCTAGATATAAAAGAATACTTACAGGCTCTCCTATAACTAAGTCACCCTTAGATTTATTTTCTCAGTGTGCTTTCTTAGATAAAAAATTATTAGGTTATGAAAGCTTTACAGTATTTAAATCAAAGTATGCTGTGATGTTTAGTATAGAAAGAGGAGGGTATAATATTCAAATACCTAAGTACTATATTAATCTTGAAGAGTTAGAATATAAATTAAAAAACTTTTCCTATCGAGTTAGAAAAAAAGATTGTTTAGATCTACCTGAGAAAATGTATGTACAAAGATATGTAGATATGCCAGAGGAACAAAGACAGGCTTATGACAGATTAAAAATTACTGCACTTATGATAATGAAAGATGAAGAGGTGTCTTACAATAATAAGTTAACTGAATTACTAAAACTACAACAGGTAACAAATGGTTTTGTAAAAACTAATGAAGGTAACATTGTTGATTTTAAAACAAATGCAAAACTAAAAGAGTTAATGAATATAATAGAAGAGACTGAAGACAAATGTATTATCTGGGCAAACTATGTTCATAACATTGAAAGTATTAAAAGTAAGTTAGCTGAAACCTATGGTGTAGATTCTGTAGTATCTATCTACGGAAAAGATTCAGTTGAAGATCGTAATCAAGCAGTAGAGAAATTTCAAAACGATGACAAGTGTAGGTTCTTAGTTGGTAATCCAACAGTAGGAGGTTATGGCTTAACCTTAACTGCTGCTAAGTATGTAATCTATTTTAGTAACTCTTATAATCTTGAAGTAAGACAACAGAGTGAAGATAGAGCTCATAGAATTGGACAGAAGTCTCAAGTAACTTACATTGATATAATTTGTAGAGATACCATTGATCAAATGGTTTTACATAATCTTGAAAACAAGATTGAATTATCTGCTAAGACTCTTGGTGAACAGGTGCAGAAGTGGCTTTAGTGTCATGGTATTTTTGAACTCTCTTTAACCATTTATCTTCATACTCATCCAATTTATTCTGATCCATTTTAAATTCTTGGTAAAGTTTATCTTTAGTACATACACAAATTAATCCTTGTGTAATAGGACCATATTGTTTTTTATGTGCAAGTGAATAAGCTGCAATCTGATAATAATAGTCTTCAACAAATTCTTCTCTCTTTGGTTTGTTAGATTGCTTGAAGTCAATGATCGTAGGTTTATCATCATAAAGACCAACTACATCTGTTGCACCTGCCCATCTATCTTCATACGCAAGACTTACTTCATTACCCCATACTTCTTTTAACTTACCTAAGTTGTCTACTATTTCGTGAGCCATGAGTCGTGCATGTGCCCCCTTGTCTGATAGATTCAAGTAGCCTCTACCATCAATATAATTCTCAAGTACATAATGCATTTCAGTTCCACGTGTTGCAGCTTCTGTTGTTATACGCTCTGCTTCTGCATAGCCAACTCTTTCTCTCCAACGATCTAATCCAGCTTTCTTATCTGCTGATTGTGTAGCTGACAGTATGGTTGTAACTGATGGTATCTTTATATCTCCAACGTTATAGTGACGTGTACCGAGATCATTGTCTCGAGTATATTTTTTATACTCGTATTTCTTTTCGAGTTTTAAATCTGTTATATAAAATTTATTATTTTCTCTTATAAGACGCACAAGGTCTTTTAGTTTAATTTAAGAACAAGAGCAACAATTATTCCTAACATTGTTGTCATTAAAAATCCTGTAGATGCTATCATAATTTTTTCTAGTTTATGTACATCTTCGTGTATTGCGTCTATTTTTTTATTTGTTTCTTCTTGCATAATTCTGCATAACTTCTCATGATCATCTATTCTTTGATGAGCAAGGGTATCTTTACTAGAAGCTTTTCTTGGCACTAACTATCCCTCCCTTACTAAAAAGGTTTAAGGCTTGTGCTAGTTCTGTATTTGATCCACCACCTGCTGCAGTGTTCATAGGACTTGTCCCTGAACTTATTACAGGAAAATTACTTTGTTTTACTTCTGGAAGAGTTGGTTGATTGTTTTCAGATGCTTGTTTTATGTCCGATCTTTTTTCAAAATTGTTTACTTGTTGTATTGCATCATCTCTCTCTTCTTTTGAAATTAAACCATCAGTTAACATTCTTCCAATAATTTGTCTATAGAGAACACCCATTTTTTTAGGAGTGTTTTCTCCCTTAGCTACCATCTTAGCACTTTCTTTAAATATTAAATTAGAGAATTTAGGATTTAACATAATCCTAGAAGCGATTGCTGGAGCAAGTAATATACCTGCTGCTGGTACTAAACCTCCTACAAGACCTGCACCGACTGCTGCACCACCAACACTACCTAAAGATAATATTTGACCTGCTGCACCTGCTTGTTTTAACTGAATAAAAATACCACCAGGAATACCAGGTAGTCTACTAAGATCTCCTTGTGCAAAAGCTAAAGTGTTTTGAAGTTCCTCAAGTTTTTTAGCATCATCTCCTTGAAATAAAAACTTTCTTAGTTTTCCTTCTCCTTTATCAATAGATTTACCAAATGCGTCTGAATCAATATATTTACCAAATTGTTTTGAACCTTTCTCTGCTTCTCTCATTGCGTTTGCTAGATAATGTCCTCTTATTGAATCTTTTAATTTTTGTCCTTGTGCTACAGACAACATAGGTTTACCAGTCTCAGGATTAATCATTCTTTTTAATGCATCAAATCCATCTCCTGCTTTTACATTCTTACCAGTTAATGAATCAATTTCTCTAAACACAGCTTTAGTATTCATAAGGTTATCATTACCTGTAATTGTTTTAAAAACATTCTGAATTGCTTTAGCATCCTTACCTAATACTAAACCATCCTCTCCTGCATTCTTTAAAAGTTGAGCAACTATTCCTCTTGAGAAAACTTCATTACCTTCTCTGAAAAAATCATTAGCTAAATTTTTTGCATCTACAGCTTCTTTTGGAATTATTTTATTTAAAGCTGCATCATCTAGAGAGCTATCGATCGTTTTAATTAATTTTCCTATCTGTGCTTTTTCTGTTTTGGCTGCACCAAATTGTAAATCTACTAATCGTTTTCTTAAACTATCTAATTGTGCAAAACTATATTTTCCAAGTCTGTCATCAATTTTTTTTGCAGTGCTTGGAATTACATCTGATAATCCTTTAGGAAGAGTACCATCATAAAATTTAGTTAAGGCATCTATAGATTCCCTTAGTGTATTTACTGGTATTATTTCTGCATCTATAACTCCTTTTGCTTTCAATATGTCATCAACATTTTTGTATAATTTATTTTTTGTAACTTCAAAAGCACCTCTTGCACCTCCTAAAGATTCTAAAAATAATTTACCAACATCTGATGAATCAGCTACAACTTTGTATTGGTTTAACATATCTTTTGCAATTAAATCTCCTACTTGTTTAGCAGCTTCATACCTTGTTGTAATTGCACCACCACCAATTAATGATTTCTGAGAAATATTTTCTATAATTTCTAAAGTTCTGTTAGAAGATTTGACACCAGGTGTTAAACCAGAAGCCATCTCTTTAGCAGTTGCGCCTAACTGATCAATTTGTTTGGCACTTGTTTTTAAAGCATTTTCTTCAGCAAATTTTAAAACAGTTTTATTGTCAGCTACAAATCCTTTACTTGTTATTTCTTTTAGTATTTTATTTTTTTCTTCAAGACTAAGCTTTGCAAATTTCTCTGGAGTGATACCTTTTAGTATTTGTACAGACTTTGATTGTAATGCTAATTCAGCTTCATTGGCTCCTTCAAGTAAGTCATTAAATTGTTTAGGGGTCTTTGAACCTAAAAGTTTACTTACGACCTGTCCACCTTTAATTATTACCGGTGCACCAATAGCTTCTGCTAAAGCACCTTCAGTTGTGGCTCTTAAAATTTCTTTTACAACATCTTCTTTAGGATCAAATGTTTGTGCAACTGCAGCACCGGTTCCACCACCAACACCAGCACCTATAGAACTTTTTGCAAGTTGTGTTAGAAAAGGTCTTGCTAACATTCCTGCTCTTAATGCTAATCCTGGCAAAGCTAATCCACCTGTAGCAATAGATCCACCTATAGCTAAACCAGCTTCAGTCAATATTCTACCAAATGTGGGAGATGTAAAAAAACTTTCTGTTACTTCTTCTGCAGGTCCGTCTGTAATTTTATCTGCACCCTTGACGGATGCCATTCTTTTAAATACTTCTATCTCTTGTTCGTTAGGAGTATCTCCTTCGATATCAACAGTACCTAGTCCTACAATATTTACTCTTCCCATAATTATTTAACCTGTTGTCCATCTAAATTAAATGTGTCTAAACTTGAATCAAAAGTTGCGTTTAAATCAAAGGCTACTCCAAACCTAGCAAATAATTCTGCATCAGCTTCAGCAATTTCTTCTGCTTTTAATTGTTGAGCAACAATTCCATTAGGGTTTAATCTTGATTCAATTGTCTGAAGTTTTTCTTTAGCGATCTTCATCTTAGCTCTAATAATATTTGGAGGATCAGTTATAAAAGGTAGTATCTCATTAAAGCTGGCTTCCTCTGCAGGACCAACTTGAGCACCCCTTAGTGCTTTAATAATACTTTTTCTAAAATTACCAATTTCAATATTTAAATCTGCTGCGTCAGTATCAAAACCTAAGTAAGCTTTTATTTTTGAAACTCTTCCTGACAAGGGGCCAGTTCCAACATTTTTTGAACCTGCTAGTATATTGTCAATAGATCTTAAAGCATCTTTCCTATCGGCAGCTTTATCTCTTTCACCCGCCGTAGGCTTTGAAACAATACTTTCAATATTACCGTTTGTAACTTTTACATTTATATTATCATCAACGCTATAACCTAATGTAGATTTTTCAGCTGCAGTGGCTTGTCTAACTTCTGTAAAATCTTTTTTAGCTGCAGCTTTTTGTTTTTCTACTGATAGTATAGTTGCAGGTAATTTTTCTAAACCTTCACCTAAGGAAGCTAAAGTAGAACTTAATCCTTTTCCTTTACCTTTTAATAAAGGAGCAGCAAAGGTTGCTGCATATATAGCTTTTTCTTGAGGAGTAAGTGAGCCAAGACCACCTTCTTTAAAATGTTTTATAGTAGGCTTTAGTGATTTAAAGTATCTAGCCTTAAACATTTTTCTAGTTAACACTGTATCCATAGCTACCTCGGTTGTGCCATATTATAAGCTGCGTAAGCTCCTAATCCAGTTCCTACTGCTTGTGATAAAGGATTAGCACCAGGAGCCGTGGTTGCTGTAACGCTGCTTTGTGTTGTAGGTAAATTAGTCATAATACCTTTTAAGAACTCTACTCTTTGATAAGGCTCATAAGCTCTTTGTAATTCAGTTTGTCTTTGTGCTTCAAGCGCTTGTTGACCTACACCTCTTTGTAATGCACCTGCTTGCATCTGAGCATTAATATCTGCTAATGACATTGCTTGTTGTTGCGCACCCAATTGACCTAATCCTTGACCTGCAGCTAATTGTGTTTGAGTTTGTAAGCCTTGTTGTTGTGCTGCTAAACCTGCTGCAGTTTGGAAACCTTGTGCAAGTGATTGACCTATATTAGCTTGAGTAGCTCTTTGTAGCTCTGCTTGTTGTACACCTTCTCTACCTCCACCAAACGCTCCTGATTGAACTGCGTTTGCAGCTATTTGATTTTGTTGCATTTGTCCTCTTCTTGCAATTTCATCAGTAACATAAGATTGATATGGATTTAAAAATTGAGAAATGTTTGGTCCACCTGCCGCAGTTTGTTGTGCTCCTGTAAATGCACCAATACCAGATGTAACTGAACCAGCTCCTACACCTGTTTGTCCTGCTTGAGTAATCCCTGCTTGTTCTAAAGCTGAAAGAGGTGCAACTTGAATACCTGGTAAGGATACAGGTGTCTTAGCTAAACCTGCAGCTTCATCATATAAAGCTAATTTTCTAGCCTCAACTCCTGGTGCTTCTCTTGCAATACTTGTTTGTGTTCCTGTAGAGGATCCACCTCCACCGCCACCGCCGCCGCCAAATATACTCATTAATTTAACTCCTTTTCAAATTCAATGTGTCTTGATTTATAACCATACTTAGGCATAACTTTTTTATAACCTGGTCTCATATAAGCTTTAACTTTTTTACATCCATTTGTTCTTGCGAATTGTTCTAAAGTATTAATTAATTTTTCTTCCCATAAATTCATTTTTTTCCCCGTACATATTAAACCCTGTAGTTCTTTAAAATTAGGGTTCTCAAATATTCTTGTTGTAACAACTCCATAAACTTTGTTAGACTCTTCTCCTTCAGAACCAAACACTAAAAACAACTGATTATCCCCTGAGAGAAGTAGTTGTTTAATATCTTCTGGTTCAGCATATCTTCCACTATAAACCAAAGCCTCTGCAATCATAAAATGAACTAAAGACCAAATATCTTCTACCTTTGAAGGTACGATTGGTAATATCTCAATATCATTATTAATTATCTTTTTTGCTTGCATTGACTAAATCATAAATTCTTTTAAATTGTTTTTGCTGACCATAAAAAAAATCAGCTCCAGCTTTTCTCATACTTTTATAACTTTTTGGATCTCCGCCAGATAATATACCAGCTCCTAAAACTGCATCAGCACGTGATACAAATTCACCATCTGCTAATTGTGCAAGCATAGTATCTTCATCCTTGTCACCATTACCGGCTCCATCTTCAACATAGCCTTCAGCTCTTACGTAGTTATTATAATCGTTTTCATCATGATCTGATTTAGACGGTAGATAATTAACTCCACCTTTATTAAACTTTGAAACCATATTAGCTAATCCACCTTGATTTGCATAAAACATATTTGATCCATAAGTCTCAGCTCTTGTTGGTCTTGGATCTTTTGTTGGAACAAATGCACCTTCTAATTTAGCAGATTGGTCTGCGTATGCTTTTTTATAATCTTCTTCTGTAAATGGTGGATCCTCTTCTTCTTCATCTCCCATTAATAATGGAAGTAAACTACCTGCTGTCGCTATTTTTCCAAAAGTACCCATACCTCTAAAACCAGAACCTTTTACTGCTGGTGCAGCTTCTTGGATAACTTTACCAGTTGAATCTTTTATTACTTCCTTTTCTGCAACTCCTGGTTTCCCTACTAAACTTTGAAGACCTCCACCAATCATAGTGTCACCAAAGGTTACTGTATTACCTACTGAACCAAAAGCTTGTGGTGCAAAAGCACCCATGTTAGAACCAACACCTGCCATACCTGCAAGTTGAGTACCCCCTGCAAAAATAGCAGCATCTCTCAATGCTCTCTTCGTTGATTTTCCTCTAAGTTTTTGTACGCCAAATGTGGCTAGTGCAACTGTAAATGGATCCATAGTCTAATTTCCTAATAATAGCATATATTACCATTTTACTTACTAGGTTTCAACTCATCAGCAAATCTACCTTCATACTGATGTTCACCTATATGCACTATAGTATCAGCAATATAAGCATAACATTTACCACCTATATCCTTCCATAGTTTACAGAACGAAAAGTCTTCACCTAGGTATATCTTGGTCCGTGGATCGTGAATCGTATCAAAGAAATTCCACATATTTGGCTTATCTACATACTGACCATTTATAATAGTTTTTTGTACAATACCCTTGTCTGGATAAGCTTTAATTAGTTTATCAAATACAGTTCTTTTAATTAACATGCATCCCGTTGGACTATGAGTTACTTCCATAACACCATTATCTAAAGATATATTTTTATCATCCTCTACTTTCATAGGATAAGTATTCAATGATTTTTTTAAGTCATTCACTGTTTTAATTTTATTATCTTTTATATTGTCTATAGCTTTATCCCACATCATTGTTTTTAATGGATAGGGTATAGAGATAATATCTTTATCTTTCTCAATCATCTTAATAATAGACGTTGCTTCAAAGTATATATCAGAATCAATAAAGAGCATGTGAGTATAATTAGATTCTAAAAAACCAGCTACACAAAGATTTCTTCCTTGGGTAACTAATGA